CTCATGGCCACATCCTCTCGATAAGACAGGCGCGCGCGGCGCCTGGCGGGTCCTACCCGCGATGCGATGCCCAGAGATGGATGCCCAGAGAAACGTAGAACTAGTACAGCAGCCCGGAGGGAATCTGGAATTCCAGAGCGCCCTTACTGCCCGACTGTTGCGAGCCACCGTACAAGGTGACATGGATGATCGGTGAGCGGTTGGCTACGTTCGGCGGGTCGGTGTAGAACTCGACGTAGCGCACATAGTAGTCGCTGTTGGGGTCGGGCTGGATGTCGCTGACCAGCACCGACTGCACCCCCTGCAAGCTCTGCCTGATGTTGTCAAATGAGACGGACATGACCTTCCTCTATCTATACCATTTAACTTATTTATCGGCCGCGACCGCCACCGCCGCCACCGCCGCTGCTAGGGTCTTGCGACGAGATCACCACTGCCATGGCCGCGCAGGAGCCGACGGATGTCATGTTCGCGAGCACCTGGCCAGTTCCCAGCGAACTGCCGATTGGGAACGGCGCATCGGAAAAATCAAAAAAACCAATGCCGACATCGTCGGTGTAGCTGGCCGACAATCGTCTGGTAAAACCACTGCCCAGCGTCACTCCACCAAGGGTCTGATCCACAGATTCGGTAAACAAATCAAACTGCAGGCAGCCATCCACACCGCTGTTGATCAAAGCCGGCGCAAAAGCGCTGCCTGCAGGCGGCCCTACGTATGAATTGGCACTGGAATTGACGATTGGCGTTGTGCCGATAAAGCAGTTGCTGTAAGCAAAAGTCCAGCCGGCAAACGAGGCGCCAGAAGTACTGGCAATCACATGGTTTTCACCTGAACAATATTTCCAATACAATTGCCAACGTCCAGACGTGATTAATAAAGTGAATGATGGCGTCAAGGTTGGGACTTCGCTACTAAGTTCCAACACCTGAAACACAACATCATTGAGTTGTGTGCCGGTCGGATAATTGAAGGTAGAACTATAAGATACCCATGCCGGCGTGTTAGCCAGACCCCTGAATACTGGCGGCGTCGCCGCGCCCGCACCAACTGCGCCACGCATTGCCGGTACCATCAACATCAGGCCGCATCCCCACCCAACGCGTATGTCGCGTTGGTGCCGCTGCTGTTGGACATCACCATCAGGGTCACCATCGCGTACTGACCGGCGGTCTTGGTCTTGCTCTGGCGGTTGACCAGCGTGGCACCCGATGCCGGGCTGAACGTCACCTGCCCGGCGCCGCCCTGCCAGCAGACGACGTTCCAGCCCTTGGCCAGGTTGTTCGGCAGGGTGACGGTGCTGGCTGCGCTGTTGGTAAAGGTTACGGCGCGGCCATTGTCGCCCGCCGCCATCGTGTACGAAGTTCCGGTCTGGTCGTCGAACACCGCCGCGATCTGCGTCGAACTGATCGTGGCCGCATTGAGCGCCGCGGTAGTCACATAATTGCCCAACGCCGTCCAGACGAAGGCGGTCGTGCCCAGCGCCGTCGAATTGTTGCCCGGCGCCGGCGTCGGCGCCGTCGGGGTCCCGGTGAAGGCCGGACTGGCCAGCGGCGCCATCCCGCTCGGCACTGACGCGCTGATTGCGCTGTTGACGAAGGCAGTGGTCGCCAGCCGGGTCGAGTTGTCAGTGGCTACTTGCGTCGGCGCCGTCGGCGCCCCGCTGAAGGCCGGACTGCTCGATCCGACCGCGCCCAGGGTGGCCAGCGCCGCGGCGGCATTAGCCGCACCGAACAACGCAAAGCCGAATGCAGTCAGCGTGCTGCTCGTCAACTGATCGAGGTTGGCACTGTGCGGCTGCAGTCCGGCGGTCACGCTGTTGACGTAGCTGGTGGTCGGCCGGGCCGACAGGTCGCTGGTCAGGTTGGCGATGTCGGCCTCGGCCAGCTGATTGATGAAGCCGGTCTTGCCGTTGATCGACTGCACACCGGCTTGACCTGCCGAGGCCAGGGCGTTGGTGACCGTGGTCGCGCCCTGCTGCGCGGTGTTGGCCGCGGTCTGCGCGGTGGCGGCAGCGCTGGTAGCCACGTTCATGTCGTTGATCATGGCGTTGAGGATGCCGCTGCCGCAGGTCACCTGCCACGACGACGAAGCCTTGGTCTTGGAGGCATATATACAATGGGCCGCCAGGTTCAAATCTTCCTGCACCCAACTGTCCAGCGACAGCACCCCCCAGTTGGTGCTGTCGGCGACGTCCATCACCATCAGCCACTGGGTCGGCGTGAACATGCTGGCGCCGTTGCTGGTCAGGATCATGTCGAACGGCTGGCCGATGGTTAGCGACAGCGAGCGGCCGTCGGCCTGCGCCACCAGGAACCCCAGTTGCGCCGCCTCTTGCAAGGTGGTGAGAAACGGACCTAGCACCGAGTTGATGTTGGCTAAGCCCAGGTTGACCAGGTTCTGCTCGGCGGCATCGTAGCCATCCATGCGCACGCCGATGCCGTTGATAGCGAAGCAGAACTGGCTGATCAGATTGTTGAGCCAGGCGACCGTGAGCGCCTGCTGGTCGGTCTTGACCAGCAGCGAGTTGGCGTCAATGACTTGTGCGGCCATTTAGCTAGGCACCGAACGTCTGCGTTTCTTGCACCGCCGACACGCAGATGTCCTTGAAGTTACGGCCGTCGTTGGTTTTGCCGTTGTCGTAGAAATCGAGGTCGACCCAATAATCGACATTGGGGTAGTACACCTCGGTACCGACCAACGCGCCACTACCGAGCTTGACATGATAGTAGGTGACCTGCTGCGCCATGTTTTGCCTCTCTTTTAATTGCTGAACGCCGAGCGCTGGCTAACCGCGAAGTTGTCGCCGGTGCCGTCGGTCATGCCGGTCAGCTCGATCTGATAAGCGCCGATGCCGGCCAGACCAAAGTTCCACAGGAACTGCGTGGTCACCCCATCGGCCATCAATGTCTGGGTGATCGCTGGGCCACCGGTGCTGTTCGGTGTGATGCGGCCGCCGCTGTAATGAATGGCGCAGGTCAGCGTGTGGTGCGCGGTGAAGTTGGTGATGTTGGCCATGATCTTGACGCCTTGGGCCGTGCCGACCGCGCGCGGGATGCTGGTGGAGATGTGGTAGAAGCCGTTATTGGACGGACCGAACAGCTTGACCTGGCTGTTCTGCAACGACACCCCCGGCATCACGTCACTGGTACCGGTAAAGATCATCTTGAACCGCAGCAAGTTGTTGGAGGAGCCGAGCGGCTTCGGGTTGTCGGGATCACCCGCGAATGGGACCCAATTGTTGTTGACCATGACCGCGTAGCTGAGATCGGTGGCTGCGGGAATGATGTGCTCGGCCAGAACGTCAACCGCGGCAATACCGCCACCCTGCGACAATGGCTGCAGCTCCACGTCGTAACGCAACTGCCCGGTCGGCGACTGCTGCTGCCCCCACTGCGACCACACCAAGTAGTGCAACATGAAGCGCAAGGTCTTCGGGTTCGGGGCATTGTTGACCCGGAACCAATAGCTACCGTCATATTCCCAGAAATCGCCCTGATGCACGCTGTAGCAGGAGCGATCGACCGAGCAGGCAAATTGGTGGTCGGCGACCGACAATAACTGGAAGCTGTAGCGCTTGCCCGCCTCCAGGTACACCGGCGAGAAGTTGATGCGCACGGGGTAAGCCCAAACCGGCGTACTATAGGTTTGCGTGAACACGGTCGGATCGCCGACGACCGTCACCACCTGTTGCCCGCCACGAAACGGCTCCACTCCCGTTCCGCCGCCACCGGCAAATTGCGTGCCGAGAACTCCTTGTTGGGTATTGCCCCCGCCACCTTGCACGGTGTAGGTCTGAACTTGTCCCGGTATGATAGTCGTCGTTTCATTGATGATGTCACCAACCTGCACTGGCGCGGTGTAGCACTGCTGAATACCCGCAGCGTCCAGGTCAATCCGACCGATGCACTGCTGGTGGTCTGGCACGCCCTGGTCGTCGCAGCGGAGGATCAACACGGTCAACGGCTGATAATAAGCCGGCACCATCGAGAACACGGTGATGCCGCCAAGCCAGCCATCCTGACTATTCAGAAAGGACTGCCCGTAGATGTTATGGTTGTAGGGCAGCAGCGCAGAAACCTTGCTCCAGTAGAACACGTCGACGAAGTCATTCCAGTAATACAGCTGGCGCAGATTGGCGAAGCGCGGGAAATCCCAGTCGTCATCCGGGTACTTGACCGTGCTGCTGCACGGTACGCCCGCCCAACTGTCACCGGCATCGAACCGCAGGTTGCAATAGACCGGGTCGAGCGTCCCGGTCCAGGTGAATGCCTGCGCGCTCGGCCCGGGGAGAAACGGCACCCCACAGCGAAACCGCTCGCGCGACCAGTTCAATTTGCGCGACGAAAATGACCAACGATTATGGGCGAGGATTCGTTCTGCGAGCCAATCGAGAGCTGGAAAGCTACAATCCATCCTGACGCGCATACCAGATGGCTTCGGCAACACGAACGTGTCCCATGCCTGCAGCACCGGATCGGTTCCGTTGGGCAGTATCAGCCCTGGCGACAACGTGGTATTGCCGCTAGACGGGAACCGCAGGCCCTCGGCGATCAGCGCGTTGTAGGCGCCGTCCACGTTGGTGCCGACCGCGCTCTGGCTGGTATCGAAGAAGTTGTCGACGGCGTCCAGCGCGAAGGCTGCCGGACGATTGATGAGCTGCCAAATCTGATTGACCAGATCGGACAGCTTGCTGAACATGTCCAGGGTAACGAAGTTCGCCAACTGCGCGGCCAGCGCCGCCAGGCTGGACTGCAGCGTGACAATCTGCCCATTGACCACGGACTGCCACGCGATCAACGCCCCCACCGCATTGCCCAGATTGGTCAGGTTGGTGAGCTGCGTGGTAGTCGCTTGCTGGATCGACACCACGCCGGACGGATTCATCAGCACATAACCGATCAGCAAGTTGGTCGCCGGCACCGCCGGCGGATTGGGACTGGGTGCCTCGACGCCCGGGATCGGCCCGACGTTGCACAGCCGGATCGAGGTCATCGACACCGACTGCGGCTGGGCCTGACCGGTGTCGGCGTCGACCACGAAGTTGCGCGGCTGGGTGTCGGTCTGGATGGTGCTGCCCCAGGCGACGATGGCAATCTGCCGCTGCTGGGTCACCGGCATGGCCCCGGCGACCGACTGGAAGTCAATCGTGACGGGATCTTCCAGGATGTAGACGGCACCACCCCAATACAAGCGTCCAGCGGCAATGGTCACCTGGGTCGCTGCGGCCTTACTGATCCACAGTCCGGTGTAGGCACTGCCAGCATCGATCGCATCAACAACGATGTCGTCAATCGACGTGCCGATCCAGTCCTGCAGGTTGTTGAAGTCCTGCGCTTGGGTCTCCATGTTGTCTTCAAAAAGGACTTCTTTTTCGGCCATAGTGTTCTCCTAAGATGAATCGGTGATCCACTGACCAGCCGCGAAGCGGCCATCGAGCAAGGTCACGTCTTTGATCTGGATTTGTCGCTTGACGCGGGTGTTGATCGCAATGGTGTCGCGCCCGGCCATCGACGCAGCGACGGCGCGGCGCAACTGTTCGATGCGCTTGGTGTTCTGCGGCGCGAAGAACCGCCCCGGCCCCATGAAGCCGCCGTAGTAGCTGTAACGCTTGGGCCAATTCCAGAAAGCAGCGATCTTGGCTTCGGCCGAATACTTCTTGATGCCGAAGCGGGAGCGGCCCATGTAGGTGTTGGCGCGGCGGTAGTCCGGCAGCCGGGTCGGGTCGAACAGGTACCAGCGCTCATACAGGTACATCCAGGCGTCCGACTTCACCAAATAGCGCTTCGGCCCGATCGTGCGGTTGCAGTAAAACTGATACTTGTGCCAGGGGTGCACGACGTAGACCCATTCCGGGCGCACCTGCAGCGGGTTCAAGCTGGGCACGATGGTCTGAAAGATCGCCTGGAACTGGGTGATGTCCAGACTACCGTCGCGCGGCACTCGCACCAACCGGCTCGGGGTCGAGTCGAGCACCCCCAGCACGATGGCGTGGCGGCGGGTGTGGCTGAGCGGATAGTTCTTCGGTAAAAAGTAATACTTGTTGCCGGCGCCGGGGTAGAAATGATTGTCATGCCCGGCCGGCAGGGTGATCTCGTCGTAGTAGACCGGCGTTTGCTTGCCGGCCAACACCCCGTAGACCCGGCGCACGGTGCATTGCGTCTCCAGCCCGGTGCGTGGATCGTACACGGTGCAAGCGCGCAGGTACTGGCCACCGGCGTTGTAGTTGGTCGGGTAGAACTTTTCCAACGGGCCGAGGAAGCGGCCGTTGTGCACGTACTTGGCCGGGCCACCCTTGTAGGTGACGCCGCCCAGGTAGTTGAGCCACGGCAATTGCGGACGCGGCGCATACGGGTACAACCGCAGTTGCGGGAACCGGGCGACGTAGGCCTGTCGCTCGGCGGTGGTCAGCGCCGCGCCCGGATAGAACAGCGCTGGCGGGCGGGTCAGTCGGACGATATTGGCGTCAACCGCCTGCACCGCCATCTGCAGCCCGAGGTCGCTGCCGCGGTAGTACTTGAAGGTCCACTGGTTGGCGACCCACCAGCGGCGGAACTGCTCAGTCCAGTCGTCCTCCCACAGGTTGACGCCCATGGCCCAGGCCAGGTAACCGAGGTTGCGGTAGCTGATGGCCCACGGGTCCCACTGGTCACGCACCAACTCGGCGTAGGTCTGAGTCAGCCGGTAGGCATCGATCGTGGCTAACGACTTCTCCAACCCGGAAGCGTTGCGATACAGCAGCTGCTCGCCAGCGTCTTCCAGAATGCCGGGATTGAGGATGTCGCTGCCCAGCCAGTCGAGCCAAACCGACAAACCACCGGTGCCAGCCAGTATCGCTTGAGCTTGGTACGCGGTCGATGGCGGAGTAAGGCTCAACCCGCCGCCACCATCAAGCTCGGCCGAGATGTTGGTCTGGATCTGCCCTAGCGCCAGGTGAGGCGCGCCAGTTCCGGCCAGTAGTGCTTGCGGGGCAAATATCGCCCGCGGGCTGGCGTTCAGATTACTGATGCTGTTAAAGGACGCGCCCACTGCTAACCGCTGCCGCGTAGGTGCCGTTAAGGCACCTGCACCGGCCAAGTTCGCAGACAGCAGCACCCCAGCCTTCTGCGCGGCGACACCCGGCAGGCTACCGAGGCCGCCCCAAGTCACCGCGGCGCGCATATTAAGCCGCGCTTGGCTGTTACTGGCAGTACCAGCCCCTGCCAATACGGCCCTACCAACCAACCGTTGCTGTAGCTGGATGCCGACGCCACTGGCGCCGGCCAGGTTGGCGCGGCCAGCCATCACCTGCGCCAAGATCAGTCCGCTGGCGCCAGTCGTACCAGCGAATACCAGAGCAACTTCAGTGGCCGACAAAGCCCGGCTATAGAAGCGGAAGTCGTCGACGCTGCCGGTCGTCGACCAGCCGTTTAAATATTCATAGCCAATACTGGCGCCGGTATTGTCGAGGGTGATGCCGGACTGCAGCGGGGCGGTCACCGGCCCAGCCTGCAAGGCACCATCGACATACAGGCTTAATTTTTGACTACCGACGCCGGGGCTGCCGTCAAATACCGCGCAGACGTGGTGCCAACTATTATCATTCAACGCGACAGTACCGTTAACGGCAGTCTGCCCAACCCCACCATTGTCAGTTACTATGATGGAGGCGTAACCAGTGTAGCCATTATTAAGCCCATTGAAGTCGGTAACCAGGTCAATAATCGCGTTGCCGTTGGTCGAGTTGCGGCCACCAAACAGAATGTTTGATTGATTGGCGCTTTTCACCCACCCCATGATGGTGAATGAACCCGTCGGCGACGTCAGGCCCACAACGGAACCTGGCACGTCGACACGGCCGCTGCCACCGCTGAAGATGATGGCCTGCCCCGCATGACCGGAGCCAAAAGTCGGCAACGGCGAACCAGCCAGGACTGCCGTGTAATTATTACCAGAACTGTCGGCCACTGAAAAATTCGAAGGGCCTTTGGTGATACGCACCTCGTCGATATAACCGTCAGTCAACTGAGAGGTACCGCTAAAGTGCGCGCCGATAAAGATCGGGCTGGTCGGGGTGAGCGTCGCCGACGTCGTGTAGTCGTTGCCCTCCTGCACACCGTTCAGGAACAAACGGATAATCCCACCCGCGCGCACCAGCACCACGTGGTACCAGGTGTTGACGGCCAACGTGGTCGACCCACCGATGACGGTGCCACCCGGGTAGTTATAGACCGTCAACACATTGCTGCTGGAGTAAAGGTGCAGATAATCATTACCGAGATTGAACAGATTGAAGCCATTGGCAAAGCTAGTCGGGTAGAACCACAGATCGACGGTGAAGTCACGATCCCAAGTGAAATCCGCTATATTGTCGGCAACGTTGATCCAGCTGCCACCGCCGGCCGAGGAAAACAGAGCCGATGCCCCACCGGCCTGACTCTGGGCGGTGCTGATGGTGACGCGGGTCTGGGTCGGAACATGCCTCCCGGACGCATCGGAGAAGTTGCTGTCCAGATGCAGCAGTAGTTCCGGTGGCGGGCTAATATCCTCGAAATTATACTGAACCTGCAGCCCGGTAGGACTGACGCCCGCGCTGCCAATGACGATGTTGCCACTACCGGCAAGGCCCGCGTTAATATTGTAGTTGGTCACTCACCCACGCCCTTGTAGGTCAAGGTGACCGACTGAATGTTGATCACGCTGTCTAGGCCGACGATTACATCAGCCGCCGGCGAGCGGATCACCGTGTTGTAGACCCCGGCCTGGGCCATCGCCCCTTCCAGCGCCAGCAAGGTCAAGTCGGCGCCCAGCCAGTTCAACGCCACCACCATGTTGCCGATGGCCTGCATGATCTCGCCCATCAAGCTGCCGGGGTCGACCGCCGGGAACAGGTAGATGTCGGCGTCAATGGTGGTGTTGACCACCTTGGGCTTGAGCACACTGAGTACGTCGGTCAGTCCCATCCGGCCCATATACGGAGCGGCGATGTACTCGTAGACCGCACTGACTTCGGCGTCGGTCGGGTAGACCACGGCCGTCGGGCTCAACTTCCACTGGTTCAAGTTGAGCGGGTTCTGCACCCACGTGGTGTTGAGCGGCTGGTAGGGCAGGATCGGCACGTAGACGTTGCCGGTGTACGGCTTGGTGTACTGGGTCGCATGCTTGATCGGCAGCTCACCGGGCGGCATCGGTGCCGTCATCGCCCAGAACACGTAACTCTCATAAACCGCCTGACCCGGGCCGCTCAGCGATAAGATATTGGGCGCCAACCAAATGCGTTGTTTGTACAACGCGTCCGGCTCCTGGGTGCCGGTACCGGTCCACAATAGGTTCGGGTCGGTGGCATTCGCGGTCTTGCGTGGTACCCCACCCGCCGGGTAGCGGCTGGCGATGGCGTCTAGGTCACTGCCAACCGAGAACGCCAGGGTGACGGCACGCGTTGCCTGGTTGACCCGGTCACGCACCAACAGCTCGAAATAGGCATTTAGCTCTTGGTTGATACGGATCGGGTCGAACTCTAAATTTCCGACGTCGTAGTTAGCGGCATTGGGTGGGTCGTGCTGCATCCAGATCTGCTGCAGCTTCAGCATGCGGTTGGTGATCAACGCCTCGGTATCAATCGACTGCAACACCTGCATCGTCGGTAGCAGGTCGGGACGAATGACCGAGAATCGGCTCGGCGTCGTGGTGACCAAGTTACCGGTGATCATCCCGGTCGTGGTGCCGATACCGCTGCCGTTAGCCATGACGCTGTTCGGCCCTGATTTGTTGCATGAATACACGCAACTGCAGCCGCATACGCCGCTCGCGCTTACCTGCGCGCCAAGCGCAGGCCATCCAGGTGGCTAAAGCCGTCATGGTACAAGCGGCCACGGTGATCATGTGCTGGTCGCCGTCGTCGCCTGCACGTCCCACATGGTGGTGCCGGTGCCGATCAGGGTCGACGACTGCTGCATCGCCGGGGTGAAGTCGCCGAGGTGGCCGCGCGGCAGCCATTGCCCGTCGTAGCGAAAGATCGCCTGCCCCAAGCGGATCAGGTCGGCCGAGCTGATCATCGGCGGGCTGTATTGCGACAGCGCATCGCCCATGAAGTAGACCCGGTTGAAGCGATAGTCCGGCTCCCACAGGTCGAGCGCGGCGGCGATCGCCCAGAAGAACCGGGTGATGATGCGCGGCAGCATGCTCTCGCCGAGAATCATCGGCACGAACGAGCCCACCCAACGGCGCAGCACCCGCTCGTGGTACGGGGTCTGGAAGATGATGGTCATCGACTGCTGCACGTGGTCCCAACCCTGCAGCAGCTGCCCGGTGTTACGGTCCATGCCGTTGCGCGGCGGGGCGACGAACACCTGCTCGTTGACCAGGTCGGGCCAGATCGCATTGACCGTGCGCCAGAACTCGTTGTCGATGGCCGGGAAGTTCGGCTCGCCGTCGAACCGCGGCAGGTCGACCGCCCGTTTTGGTTGGTCCTGGTCGCCGACGTTGGCAATGCTGCTGCCGTTGCTCATCGATGCCCCTTGACGTCGCGCACGTACTCACCGGCGATGATGTCGAACCGCAACGAGCGCGGCGCCTGGGCGCAGCCGCGCACGTCGTGGCCACGCTCGCCGCAGAACGCGCAGCGCAGCAGGTAGCGATGCTTGAACTGGCGCGCGCTGGTGTGCACGCACAGACAGCGCGAGAACGCCTGGCCGCAGCGCCCGCACAGGGTCATGGTTAGGCCCCTTCCGACGGCGCCTCCGCCGGGGTGAGCGGTTCCAGCCCACCCTGGTCGATGTAGAATTTGGCTTGCGCCGGGGTCAGCCGCACCAGTTGATGCTCGCCGCGCCGGTACACCTTGGCGTTCGCGAACTCGCCGCGCAGATCGGGATGATGGTGCGGGTCGGTGATCACGTATTCGGCGGTGGCTTCCTTCTGCAGCAACGCCGCCTTCTTGGCCAGGCTCTGCTGGCGAATGGACATGGGCATAGTGGTCTCCTTCTCAGCTAGATACTGTCGTTGTCTTCGAACGGATCCTTGCCGATGATCCACGGTTTCTTGATGATGTGCTTGCCGTCCTTGGTCACCACCGCCCAGGCCTGCTTGGTCTTCAGCTTGGAGCCCTGCTTGGCGACCATGACCCGGCACTCGGTGCCGTTGCGGGCGGTGAAGCTGCCGTCGTCGTTGAGGTGGGTACCGACGTTGACGTCGGGCTTGTTCGACGATTGCTGGCCCTGGCCGCCTTGCTGACTGCTGCTGGAACTGCTGCCGCCACCGAAGCCGTCGCCGCCGCTGCCCGATGACTCGTATTGGCCGGTCTGCTCCTGGTGCTGCTGGCGCTGTTCGGCCTGGTTGTCGATCCAGATCGAGTGCGTGTCCTTGCCACCGCCACCACCGCCACCGTTGGCGTTGTGCACCAGGATGGCATCGCCCGAGCTGCCGTCGCGCACGTAGAAATTGGCGTTGCTGGCGACGGTGAGGTCGAACACCTGCACCTCGGCGGGCTCGCGCGGGACCAGCGAGCTGATGGCGACGATGCTATCGTAGCCGCGCACCTTGTCGACGAACCCCAGCTTGTCGGTGGCGACATACTGGTTGCGGGTCTCGGTCCAGATTTCATGGTCGAAGGTGCAGCAGATCCGCCCACCCGCGTAGTTGAGGTCGTACATCTGCTTCTTGGTCAGCGCCGCGTGCAGGCCGACCACGGTGTCCTCGACGTTCTTGCGCACCCCCGCATTGACGGCGTAGGAGACGATCTTGTCGCCCAGGGCGATATCGCGGATGCTCTTGAATCCGGTCGGCGTCAGCACCTCGGCCGTGCCTAATAGGCTGGTGCCACCGCCGCTCTGCTGGCTCGGCTTGTTGCTGGCGGTACGCACCTTGCTGCCGTTGCTGGTGGTGTCGCCGTTGAACTGCGGCGCGTGCGGCGGCTGCGGGTTGGACTCGCTCTCACCACTGGGGCTGCAGGTGGCGTTGCGATAGGAGCCGCCGTGGCAGGTCATCACCATGGCCTGCCCCTTCTCCACCAATTGCTGCGACGACGACCCGCCGCGGTGCTCCTCGGTGTGCAGCCACGGGCTCAGCCACGGCTCGCCGTTCTTGTTGAAGCCGAGCACCAGCCGGATCTTGCGCTCGCCGCCGCCTTCCTTGACCTCGTGCACGTAGCCGTGGCGCTGGGCCATGCCGTTGATCTGCCTGGCCATGGCAACCTGATTCAGCAGCCGGGTCATTTGGTCGGCCATGGCTCATCTCCTCACGACAGCACGAAACTCGGTCACCACCTCGTCCAGCACCGCCTTGGGCAGGCCCGCGCTCATGTCGCGCGGCGTCAGGATGTGCGCGGTGCTGTTGTTGAAGGTCTGCTCCTGGCCCTCGTGCGTCTTGGTGGTGCAACGGCAGTTCGGATGGATCATGTTGGTCACCGGCGCCCGCGTCAGCG